GAATCAGGAGCGCCTTTTCACGTGAAATGCAATGCGGTCAGGTCGTGGTTTGATCCCAGAGCGCGTCGTCGGAGAAATCCTCCTGCGACGATCTCAACGCAGCAGCAGAGCGGGAAATTCCGTTCATGCTGGGTGGCAATTGCGTGTTGGGACGACCTTTGGCCTGAGTAGATGCCTCGCTTCGCCAGGCTTCCATCGCAGCCTTGCGAAACTCGGGATCCTTGAGAAACTCGGAACGCACTTTCTCGCGATAGGCCTTCGGATCGTTGCCTACCTCTGCACGTACCTTCAGCTCGCGATACCAACCGATCAGAGTCTCGCCGGGATCGGACGACTGCTGCATGCGCGCCCGTAATGCTGGGTCGACATGCTTCTGTGCGGTCGTATAAGCCTCGTCGAACTCGTCCTTGTAGGTCCTGCGAGCCATCTGAAGACTCATTTCCCGGCGCTCGTTGGTCAGGCGTACCTCGAAACTCCTCTCCAAGGACTCGCGGTAGCCGCGCGGATCAAGCAACGGATCAGGATATTCCGCCTTCTCTTGCTGAGGCGTCTCGAGCTGCGCCAGGCGCCGCCGAAATTCCTGCTGCTCAAAGGCGAGCCTGTCCCGTTCCTGCTTCAAGGCATCACGCTCGGCCTGCGCCGCACGCTTTTCCTCGTTGATCTCGCGCACCCGCCATGACGGCACTTGCGGGGCATCGTCGTCGACCGGCGGTCTTTCTTCCGCAACGGTTTCCGGCTCTGCTTCCGCCTTTGCCTCTACTTCCGGCGGTGGCGTGGGTTGCTCGACCGCGGCCTCCGGCACCTCTTCCGTGCCTTCTACCGTCTGATCGAACAATGAATCTTCGTTTAGTTCCTCATCCAACTCTGGTGACATGGTTCATCCCTTAATCCCGCATTTCGCTGCGGCAGCGTGCGCCCGATGTCGCTCGAGCTGGCGAGAACCTGTTTCGTCGGTTCGTTACGAATTCCTATTGCGCGGAGCGCATCTCACTGCGCTCACGGTCCATCTTCATCTGATTGGCGTGGCGCTCCCGATCGATCTGCATCTGGCTTGCCGCCTTGATGCGCTCGATCTGGATCTCGGCCATTGCCTGCATGCGCGCAATTTGCGCCTCGTTCTCGGCCCTGACCCGCTCCAGCATGATCTCCTGCTGTGATTCACGCAGCTCGGAGGCATTGTCGACCTGCTGCTGCTGCGCCTTCAACGCCGCATCCTGCTGCGCCTTCTGGCCTTCCATCTGCGTCTTGGCCTGCATCATCTGCATGTCGGCCTGCGTCTTGGCCTGCACCGCCATCATCCTCGGATCCGGCGGCGGTGGGCGGTTCTGCTGCGCCTGGATCTTGTCCAGCATCGGTTTCTTGACGCTCGCCGGCAGCGGCGTCAGCTCGATCGCAATCTCCGGGAACTGCTGCAGGAACTGCGGCCCCAGCGACTGCAGCACCGTCATGGCGTCGCCCTGCATGTTGACCGTATCAGGCCCCTCATCAATGATGATATCGACGTCCAGCGATCCCAGCGCATCGACAATCTGAGGCCTGCCATACTCATCCATCGACAACTTGTTGACCTGGAAGAATTGCGCCACGTTCTGGTCGTCCGTCACCCTGATCCAACGCTCGGCACGCCAATGCCGCTGCACAATGTTCCAGATGTCGCGATAAACCCGGATTTTCCAGTTCTTGTACGCCATCAAATACGGACCAAGCTCGGCAATGCCGGCCTGCTGCAGCAACTGAATAGCCCTGCCCGAACTGTCCTCGAGCCCCTGCCCGATCAATGCCGGGTTGGGGCCGAAATTTTCGATTTCGTTCTTGGCCTCCTGCAACAGTTCGAGCTGTCCCTTGAAATCAGCTATCGTCGAATTGTCCGGCTCCATCTTCAGACCCGGATTGATCTCGATCCAGCCATCCGCACGCGCCCATTCCCGGCGCGATGTCTCGATGTCGTCGACGGCGCCCTTTTCCGAGATCACCTTGCGGCTGTTGAGCAAATGCAGAGACTTGCTGCGACGATGATTGATCTCGTCCTGCGGCGATTTCAGATTGCGCGGAAAGCCATAACGATCGCCATCGTGGTCGACGCCCGCCGAAAACATCCGATAACGCGGAAACGTCTTGCCCTTCTCGTCGACGAACGGAGAAATGCCCTGCATCAGCACGACATGGCCGGAATACATGCACCATTGCCACTTGCCGCTTTTGACGTACCAGTGATCGGCCAGCCGGATTTTCCTCTCCTGGCTATTGACCCAGTTTTTCTCCTTGTCGAACTCGGTGATGTTGACCATGTCAGAGGCTGACTCGACCATGCTCTCGAGCTCTTCCGCCTTGTCCGGAAACAGCTCAATTGCCTGGTCAAGACCCAGCCACTTCGCAACGCCTAAATACCTACAGTCGGTAAAGCCCTCGTCATAACTGCGCGGATCGTAGAAAAACCCGTCACCATAGACAATATGCATCTCCAGCGTCGGGTCGCCCTCGTCGCCCGGCACCAGGTCGTATTCAATGCCGGAAATGCCGTCGATCGCCGCACCGCGGGCAATGCGCCCGGATTTCGATTTCCAATCGTTGCTGTCGAGCACGTAACGCAGCGTGGCTGTCGCGATCTCGGCGCCCTGGTCGTGCTTGGGCGTGCGGGCAAATGCCTTTGGATCCTGCCGCAGGCGCTCGACCAGACCAACCACCGCATCGATCTTTCGCACGATCCGGTTCGACGTCACCACCGGCTGCTTGCGGGATCGCAACGTATTGATCTCTTCCTTGGTCCATTGGTCGCCGTGGTAGTAATGCCGCGCCTCGAGCATCTCGGCGCCTTCGTCGTACTTTGCTGAAGCAAAATCCTGGTATTGCCGGCGCAGGCGAACGGTATCGAACATCCCTTCAAGGTCTTCGTCGGCATCCCGCCGCCTGCCTGGCAGGCGCTGCTGCTGTGTTGCCGGCAACTGATCCATCACGGCGTCTCTATCGCAATCGCAAACATCCTGTCGCCATCCTGCGGCGCCGGATCAACGCGCGTGCCCGATCGGAACTTGATGAACACGACAGCCCTGGCCCAATCTGCCGGAAAGATCACCGCGGCCCCCGGTACCACCCTCACCATTATTTCCTCGCCGTCGGCGTTGACGAGGTCGTTGAAGCCAATGCCGTCAGTGGAGATCTGGAACGTCAGTTCACCGGTCGACCATTCCGGCGGCATGGTCAGACGAACAACCTTGCCGGCGCTGCAGTCCATGACTCCTGACAGGCTTTCGCCAGGCGCAATCCTGGGACCGTTCAATACGACAACCGCCATCTATTTACCTTTCATGCTAGTGCGGACGGCGCGCCGCGCACGCGCCGCCCGTCACTGCCTTCCGGCGAAGGTTCACCCTGGGGTGCAGCCGCAGGGTGGAGCCAAGCGCCGAAAAAATCATGGTTGTGCATCCGATGCCGGAATGTTGTTGGCTATGAGATCCAGGATCGCCTTCGCATTGACGCGAATTTGCCTGAGCTCGATGATGATTTCCTGATCCGACTTGCTGTATCCCATGTCACGCACGACCTGGCGCACCCGATCAAGCACGCCGTCATTCATCGCGTCACGAATACTCATCTCACCATGCCTTGAAACTGTCGTTGGCGACCGCTTTGACCGATTTGTAGCCGCTGAACTTGATCGGCTCTTCGACCTTCTTTGGCTTCACGCCTGCCGACATCCGGTCCAGCAATTGCCCAATCAAACCGATCGCGTCGACCTGGTCGTCGTGCTTTCCGGCTGGAAACGACAACAGCTCCGATCGGAACGACGGATACCAATGCGCGTTGGTCGGAACGTACAAACCGTCCAACGCCATCCTGCCTCGCATCGATTGCGCTCGAATTGCCTTATCGCCGCGGGTTGGAAACTGCTCCCGATAACAAAACGCCTTTCGCTCGCGTTGCCGTTTTTCGATCCACGGTCCGACGCCGCTCTTGATCTGGCCGGTTTCCTCTGCCCATCCTAGCGGCTTGTGCTCGATCACGAGATCGCAGAACGCCTCGACCCAGACGTCGCTTGATGCCTGTTGCCGCCACAGGTCCAGCAGATACATGCGCCCCTCGGGATCGATGCCGACGACGGCGTGCACAGTCCAATCGCCGCCGTCCGCGGTCACTGCGTAGTCCGATCCTCCGTACACCCTCAACGTCTTTGGATCCGGCGCCTTGATGTATGGCTTCAGCCAATCCACCTTGAAGTAATCGCCCTGATCAGGGCTCGGGC